AGAGATAATGAAAAGGTATCCTAATCTAAAAGTTCATATTGGTACTGATTCTCAAAATATAGGATTAGAAACATCATATGTAACTGTAATAGCATATCGTTTTGGTATCAGAGGTGTTCACTATATCTATACAAAAGAAAAAGTTCCACTAGTGCGCGATATGTTCACAAGATTATTTGATGAATGTGTTCGTACATTGGAAGTGGCAGAATGGTTTACCCAACAAATCAACATAAATGTTGAAATTGATATGGACTATAACCAAGACGAAATTGCACCTAGCCACAAACTTATAGGAGCAACTCGTGGTTGGGCCCTATCGTTGGGATACAAAGTGAATGTCAAACCTGATATTCAAATTGCTACAAAAGCGGCAGATTATCACTGTCGTTAAATGGCGGCTGTAGCTTAGTTGGTAGAGTGCTAGATTGTGGTTCTAGTGTGGGTGGGTTCGATTCCCATCGGTCGCCCCAAAGGAAGATTGGCTGAGTGGTCTAAAGCGGCACCCTGCTAAGGTGTTAATCGGGTAACTGGTTCATTGGTTCAAATCCAATATCTTCCGCAAAAAATAAATTTGGATAATTAAAATTTATTTTGTATATTTATACCGAAGTGGTGGAATTGGCAGTCACACTGGTTTTAGAAACCAGCGCTTTATAGCATTGCGAGTTCGAGTCTCGCCTTCGGTACAATTGTCTTGATAGCTCAGAGGTAGAGCGACGGACTGTTAATCCGTTGGTCGTAGGTTCGACTCCTACTCAGGACGCAAATCAATACGCTCCGGTCGTCTAACTGGTTAGGACACTCCCCTTTCACGGGAGAGCTTGCGGGTTCGAGTCCCGTCCGGAGTACAAAAAACAAAAACTATGAAAAAACTACTCATTACCCTATTTGTGTTACTTAGTTCAACTGCGTTTGCACAAAAGCCAATGGTTGGATTTACTGTTACTGAAATCAAAGAAAGAAATCGTCTTGAATTTGGTACAACAAATTGGGAAAGATTAAATCAATCTGATTATTGGGTTATATATACAGTCCATCCTAAATTTGATTTAATGACTATGTACTTTTTTAAGTGGGGTGGAACTGAAAACATTATGTGTACTCAAGCAACTAAATCTGATGATATAGCAAGGGCAATGCTAACAAGAATAATAGAAACTCACCACAATTTAGGTGATAATAGTTATAAAAACAATAATGGGCTTGTTGTTCAATATAAATGGCAATCAGATATGGAAACACATCAATTTATGCATTTCAATCCTGAGGGTAAAAATATTTTTAAAAATTAAAACATATTGCGGGTTATGGAAGTGGTCTATCCGCCAGGTCTCATAAGCCAGGAATCGGGGGTTCGAATCCCTCACCCGCTACAAAAGGGCTGTTAGTTCAGTTGGCTAGAACGTCTGATTTGCATTCAGAAGGTCATCGGTTCGACTCCGGTACGGTCCACAAAATGCTTCTTTAGCTCAGTTGGTAGAGCTCCCGCCTTGTAAGCGGATGGTCATTGGTTCGAGTCCGATAAGAAGCTCACTTTGCGGCAGTAGCTCAGTTGGTAGAGCATAACCTTGCCAAGGTTAGGGTCGCTGGTTCGAATCCAGTTTGCCGCTCAATGGTTCGTTAGTAGAGTTGGTTACAATATCGCACTGTCACTGCGAAGGTCATGGGTTCGATTCCCATACGAACCGCAATGAGTAAGAGATACTCAGAGTCTTTAGTTCAAGACTTAAACAATGGGCTCGCTTAAATCGGACAGCGGAATGCCGGTTCTTAGGGTTAAAGGTGCCACTCACAGCTCCTCCTTCGTAGTGTGACTGTTTTAATAGGGGATGCCCTGTAGGTTTTATCAATAGGAAAAAACCAGAATGACTACTCACCCCAAATCTCAGGGTGGGGAAACATAGGGGAATATATCAATTGGTTAGATTACGTGCTTTGGGAGCACGAGGTTGTGGGTTCGAGTCCCGCTTCCCCTACTAACTTAAAAAATAAAAAATGGCACTTTTAATCGGAATGTTACTGATGCTTTTGGCGCAGATACTTACTTTCTATCAACTCCAGGGTCAGTTAAAATACCAATGGTTCAAAGATAACTATTGGGTTATTGTATTGATGGGTATTCCTATATCAATGATGTATATGGAATCAGTTCGTCAAATCATCACTCATTATGGTGGATTACTTTGGCCATCTCGTCTTATTGGGTTTGGTATTGGGGTAGTGGTTTTTGCTATACTTTCACAATTACTTTTTGGAGAAAATCTAACCACAAAAACAATGGTATGTTTAATCCTTTCAGGAGTTATTATACTGATACAAATATTTTGGAAATAAAAAATCAATATTTATTTATATAAACAATTTAAAAAAACAATCTATGAAAAAAAGTTTTATTCTCGCTCTTTTGAGCATGTTTAGTTTCGCACAAGCGCAAACTACAGTTGATACTATCCGAACAGATATTACAACAAACACCACTTGGAATAGTGGAACAATTTATTTATTAGAAGGTAATCGGTTTGTAAAGAATGGCGCAACGCTAACAATTGAACCTGGTACAATTATCAGAGGTGATAAAGCATCAAAGGGAACGCTTATTATTACAAAAAACGGCCGCATCTATGCAAACGGAACGGCGGCTCAACCAATTATCTTTACATCAAATCAACAAGCCGGTCAACGAACCTATGGTGATTGGGGTGGGGTTGTAATATTAGGAAACGCTACAACAAACATTCCTGGTGGAGTTGGTATTATTGAAGGTGGGCTCTTAGGACAAGATGCTACTTATGGTGGAACTGATGATGAAGATAGTTCGGGTGTATTTAGATATGTCCGCATTGAATTTCCCGGCATAGCATATCAACCCAATAGTGAAATCAATGGATTGACATTTGGTGGGGTTGGTAGTAAGACTGTGGTTGAGAATGTTCAAGTATCCTATTCTGGTGATGATTCCTATGAATGGTTTGGTGGTACAGTCAATTGTAAGTACTTGATTGCCCATCGTGGATGGGATGATGATTTTGATACTGATTTTGGTTATAGAGGAAAAGTTCAATTTGCTCTTTCAATGCGTGACCCGCAGATTGCAGACCAATCTCAATCAAACGGATTTGAATCCGATAACGATGGAACAGGGACTTCAAACACACCACAAACTGCTCCGATATTTTCTAATGTAACTATCATCGGTCCAAAAGAAAATGGTGGACCTGCTTCTCTTTATCGTAGGGCGTTACATCTTCGTAGGAACACCCGTACATCGGTCTACAATTCCCTTTTTATGGGATATCCGACTGGATTGCATATTGATGGTTCATCGGCTCAATTAAATGCGACTAATGATTCACTCCAAATTGAAAGAGTGGTATTTGCTAATATGACTAATAAGTTTGAACAAACACAGGGTACGAATACTTGGGCTGGGATGTTGAATTATTTTGGTGATACTTTGAGAGGAAATGAGATATTTGATAGTACATCCCAAATCGGATTATCTTCGGGTTATAATAGCCTAACAAACCCACAGCTATTACCACAACAAAATAGTATTCTATTAACAGGTGCTTCTTTTTCAAATCCACGACTTTCAAACAATTTCTTTACACCCGTTTATCATCGTGGTGCGTTTGGTCAATCTGACTGGACGAGTGGTTGGTCTAATTTCAATCCAGATACAATTAGGACATCGGTTCGTTATATGGAGATTTCAAACCGAATGAATGTTTATCCCAATCCAATTAAAAATGAATTTATGGTAGAATGCGGTGAACGAATTACAAATATTTCAGTATTTAATATTATGGGTTCTAATGTTCAATCGGATATTACATACAATGAAAACCATTCAATGGTTACTATCGTAGATAATGTAAGTGGTATTCTTTTTGTTAATATCACAACCCCATCGGGAAATTATACAACTCGTATTATAAAAAATTAGGATAAGGTAAAAAATGTCAATACTAATCGCATCAGACCACGCAGGATGGGAATTAAAAACTCAACTGATTGAGTATATGGATAAGTGTGGGGTAGAATTAACGGACTTGGGAACAAATACTCCCGAGTCCGTTGATTACCCGGACTACGCACACAAAATGTGTTCAAACTTTAAATCGCAATTTGGTATTCTTATATGCGGTAGCGGTAATGGGGTGTGTATGACAGCAAACAAATGGCCAGGTATTCGTGCGGCACTTTGTTGGGATGTTGATATAGCACGATTAGCAAGGGCACATAATAATGCAAATATTATTTGTTTACCCGCAAGGTTTCTTTGTATTGATGATGCAATTGATATCCTTAACACTTTTTTAGAAACCGATTTTGAGGGAGATAGGCATATTAAAAGAATGATGGCAATTAATATAAATGAAAATGTATAAATTAGAAGATGTAAACAGCGGACGGATTTGGGAAGCCGAATCCGTTAAATGGGCCCAAAGAGATTTACGAGGTGGAATCAAAAATTGGGAAGATGGTGGACCGCATGTTGGTAATATGCTCGTTCTTGATTTTGAGTATTCAGATGGTATGGGTTCATTCTATTCTTTTTGCTCTGATAAGATAACCGAAATTGTAAATTGGAAGGGTAAAAATATTCATTTCAAAACTGAAGGTGATAAGGAATACAAACTATCTTTTAAATTTTGATGAAAATAGACGCTTTACTTATAATTACTATCAAATATATAAAATATGAAATGGGATGAATATTTTATTAACATAGCCGAACAAGTTAAGTTAAAATCTAAAGATGAAAAAACTCAAATCGGAGTGGTTATAGTTGGTAAAGATAACGAAATTGTTTCTACCGGCTATAACTCATTTCCACGAGGGATTAATGATAATGTTAATGAAAGACAAGAAAGACCAGAGAAATACTTTTGGTTCTCACATGCGGAAACTAATTCTATAATAAATTGTGCAAGAATTGGAGTATCTACACTAAATACTAAAATGTATATGACTTGTGGAATACCTTGTGCGGATTGTGCTCGTAATATAATAAATTCCGGCATATCTGAAATAATATGTAGAACAAATAGTGGAGCTAAAGGGCCCAAATGGGAAGAAAGCGCTGAACGAAGTATCAAAATGTTTGAGGAAGCGGGGGTAGGTGTTTTTTATTACACAAAAAGTTTGGATAATTAAATAATTATTTGTATATTGTGTAAAGTTAAATGGGAAAGAATATGAACGAATACTACTTTTATTTTAAATCAGATACTACAAAAGAAGCACTTAGTAAAACAAAAGCAAGTTCTTTAGAAGATGCTATTGAGTTATTTTGTGAAACAAAAAAAATGAAGAAAGACCAATTTAGTGAACTGTTTAGTGTATCTGAAGTGGTGAAGAAAAAAAGTAGTTGATAAATAATGATAATGCCTCGGTGGGGAAATAGGTAGACCCGCTGCACTTAAAATGCAGTAGCTGATGAAGCTGTACCGGTTCGATTCCGGTCCGAGGTACAAAAAATGAATATGCGCCCGTAGCTCAGTTGGATAGAGTAGTATATTTATATAATTTGCGGTTATGATGTAATTGGATAGCATTAAACTCTTCTAAAGTTTCCGTATAGGTTCGAACCCTATTAACCGTACGAAAAAATAAAAAATAATGAATATAAAATACAAATTTAAAAAATTGCAGGTGTGGTTTAGGCAGGGCCTGGTTAGACACGAACCCTATACTGAAAGAGAGATTTTAACAAAAAGGGTTTTAATCCGACTGATGTCAAATCCAAAAACCCACTACTTGATGACACCATCGGGTAGATACTATGTTCAGACCGATGATAAACAATACACTTTGATATTGCAAAATAATATGGTTAAAGTTTCGAACCACTACTATACATTTGAGTTTACCATTAGTTCATTCTTATCAAATGAATTGATTGGGTTAGTACAAAAAGCAATTGAGAAAGAGCGTGGGAAAATGGAAGAAGAAATGTTTAAAACTGAAATAAACATGCTTAATGATATTTTATCAAAAAAATAATTGTATTTATTTAAGAAAAAATTTGGAAATATGAAATTTCTTTTGTATATTGTGTAAAATTTAAAACAAATTAATTATGAAAAACATCTTTTTTATCGCAATGGTAGTTATGGCTGTATCATTTACGGCTTGTACCAACAACGCTGAACAAACTGAATTGGTTGCCGAACCAGTTGATTCTGCTGTTGTAGATTCTACTGAGGAGTTGTATCCTGTTGTAGATAGCACAGCAGCTGCTCAATAATAGTTTTTCAGATTACATCCCCCTTAGTGGGGATACTTGCGGGTATCGTATAATGGTATTACATTCGCTTTCCAAGCCTATGACGGTGGTTCGATTCCATCTACCCGCTCAACAAAATAAATTATGAGTTATTTAGGACAGGTTATTTATATAAACGATGGTATGTTTCAAGTCTATCGTACAATGAAAGAAGAACCAAATCTAAATGTAGATTTCATAAAACAATATTGGGAATGTAGCCATACCTTTAAAAAGGATGGTTTGTTATTTTTTTGTAGAGAAATAGTATCTATACCATTTGAAGAAATTACTGATGGAGCTGATTAATACATATCCCGTCAAAAAATCAGATTTAGGTTTTCACGGAAATCTTTTCGGAGGAAAAGCATTGGCGTGGATTGATGCTTCCGCAGCTGCGTACGCAATGCAGGTATGTGATACCCCCCGTGTAGTAACTATTAAAATAGATGAGTGTCTATTTAAGAAGCCCGCAAAAGAAGGGCAACTATTAAAGGTATATGGTAGTGTAAATCATATTGGAAATACATCGGTTAAACTATACATTGAAGCAAGAGCGCATAATGTATATACAGGCAACCAAACCACCGTTGTATCTACCTATATTACCTTTGTGAGAATTGATGAGGATGGAAACCCGATTCCTATTTCAGAGCGGGTTAAGAAAAAATATGGGTTTAAAATTGACCCGATTGATAGGGATAATACCCTATTTACGAATTAAAACCAACTGTCCAATAAATTGGACACTTTTCCACACGAATGTGGATAACTTTAATGGAATTTTAATCTCAAAAGCTTGGATTTTTGCTCTTTTATACTTATCTTTGGGTATTAAATAGTTATTGATATGAGTAAAACCAAAAGAGACAGGAAATTGCTTGATTTTAACGGCAATTGGAGTTCAGGAGAGGCTGCACACCATATCAGTAAAAAAATGACAGAACAGGTGGTCAAGTCACCTAAATCTTATTCAAGAAAGAACAAATCTTGGTTAAAAGATTTAACGCAAATTTAATATTGAAAGTTTGGATATTCCCTATTTCTGTATTATCTTTACTTTGTAAGTTAATTCCTCCTATATGAAAAAATACAAAAAAAGCAAGTCCTACTATTCCGACTATTGGTTGGATAAGTCGCTCTTTACCCCTACCACATATCGTGGTGGTTTTGGTGGTTCTACTAAAACTGATGCGTATGAGGTCAAAACTAATGACCTTATTAAGTTGGCCTCTTATAAACGGGCCATTTCTAACTTTGTTAGAATTGTAACAAACAAACAAATTCCTGTCAAATTTTCTACAGGCAACCAATCTTATACTGATGGTAGTACTGTGGTAATTTCTTCAAAATTGGATGATGCTGAATTTGACCCGACGGTAGGTTTGGCTCTCCACGAAGGTTCGCACATTAAACTTACCGAATTTAGTATTCTTCAAAAATATTTCGCACCAAGCTCTACAGTGATACCACCCGTTATTGCTAATCGTATTGCTGAAATGCCGACGGTATTTGAATCTGATATATTGGCTGTTCGTGCATTGAGGCAGGATGCATATACTTATCTAAAAGATATCCTTAATATTGTTGAGGATAGGCGAATTGATAATTACATTTATAACACAGCCCCTGGTTATCGTGGGTACTATCACTCTATGTATGATAAATACTTTAATGATAGTGTTATTGATAAGGCTTTGGTATCTGATGAATATACCACCGAAGATTGGGAATCTTATATGTTCCGACTTATCAATATTACAAACAAAAATCGTAGGTTGGGTGCTCTAAAATCTTTTCCAACGATTTGGGCTTTGATGGATTTAAAAAACATTGGTAGGTTAAAAACTACTACTGATAGTTTGGAGTTGGCTTCTAATATTTTCTTAACTATCTTTGATGCGGTTTATACTAATAACCCCGCACAAAGTAAAGAATCATCTTCTTCATCTGATGGTGATGGTAATGAATCATCTTCAGGTGATTCTAACGGTAATTCACCAATGACAGGTGATACTGATTCACCCCAAACAGGTAACGATTCTATGGAATCTAATGGTGATGGTAATTTGGATATGAGTAATTCTTCTGATGGTGATTCTTCTGATGGTGATTCTTCTGATGGTGATTCTTCTAACAATAGTTCTGGTGGTTCTGGAGATAAACTTTCACCTTCTCTTAGAAACAGACTTAATAACGCTATAAAAAAGCAGAAAGATTTTTTGAATGGTGATATTGCTAAAAGGAAGATTGGTAAAAATGAATCCTCTGTAGTAAACGCTTTAGAAGAATCTGATGTAGATTTGAAGAATGTATCCGCTGAAATTCAATGGCGTGGTGTTCAGAAAACATCGTGTTATTTAGTTAGGAAGCTGACTAAATCGCTGATTGAATCTCAAGCATTTGGTATTACTACAAACTACAATGGTAGAACTGATTATAATCAAACCCACATTGATAATGGTATCGCACTAGGTGTTTTATTGGGTAAGAAGCTGAAAACGCGTGATGAGAATCGTAGTTTGGTTACACCCCGTCTTAAATCGGGTAAAATATCATCCCGAATGTTACACGAGGTTGGGTTTGGTAATTTCAATATCTTTGAAAAGATTCAAACTAATTCGGTAAAGCCGGTTACTCTTCACATTTCAGTTGATGCTAGTGGTTCAATGGGTGGAAAGAAATGGGATAACACACAAACTGCTGTGGTTGCTATCGCTAAGGCCGCTTCAATGATATCAAATATCAATGTGGTTATTAGTTACCGAAGCACATATGATAATGGCACATCAGTTCCGATGATTGTAATTGCTTATGATAGTAGGGTTGATAATTTCTCAAAGATTAAAAGTATGTTCAAACATTTAATTCCAAATGGTACAACACCTGAAGGATTGTGTTATGAGGCGATTATGGGTGAAATTTTGAATTCCAAAGATAATTCCGATAAATACCTAATTAACTTTTCGGATGGTATGCCTACCTTTGAAAATAGGGAAATGAGTTATGAGGGCGACTCTGCTATTAAACACACCGCTGACCAGGTCAATAAAATGAGGATGGGTGGTGTTAGTGTTCTATCTTACTTTATTAGTGAATATAGTTCGCAACGAATGCATAATACCTCCTACGCTGATGATTTTAATCGGATGTATGGTAAGGATGCTAGGTTCATTAATGTAAAAGAGGTTATGGACCTGGCTAAGACATTAAATGGTAAGTTTGAGGTGGGTGTCCAATAAAATGGACACTTTTCCCTCAAATGTGGATAAGCTGTGGATAAATTTAACGCAAATTTAACATAAAAAGTTTGGATAATTGCTACTTTTGTAGTATCTTTATATTGTAAGTTAAACCCCTATATATGAAAAACCAAAGATTCGTTTTCGGTACTATCGTTCAAAGTAACGGCGTACTAATGTTCCAAGATTCAAATGGAGCAATGTTCAACATCCCAGCTCTTAATGAGAAAGGGAATTCCCTCTACCGCAGGGCTCTTCAGGCTTCTAAGCGACCTGATAAATTCCGATTCAAAATTAGGGTAAAGGGTTCGTTCACATCTGGTGAACTTTGTTTTGGTCGTGTTCCCGCTTCTAAAGCAACCGATACCACTCCTGTTATGAACTTCAATAAACCAAATGGTGGGTTGGAGCAGTACGCTGTGGATTCAGTTCACAAACCTACTGCGGCTGTGGTATCAACCCCAGCTCAAACCGCCGCTCCGGTGGTTATGCCTGAAAATGTTTTGAACTTTATTCACTGCGAAGCTGCGGAGTTGAAGCCGAAGATGTTGTTTATGCCGGAACTTAAATGGAAATATTTAATTCGTAATATTCTTCGCGGTAAGAACATTATGATGACAGGTGCTGCCGGTTGTGGTAAGACGATGGCTGCTAAAGCTGCGGCTTCTTCAATTGATGGGTATTCTACTTTCATCATCAACTTGGGTGCTACGCAGGACCCGCGAACTACTTTGATTGGTAATACTCAATATGACACGGCCAAAGGTACTGTGTTTAATCAATCACCTTTTGTAAAGGCAATCCAAACACCAAACACTGTGGTTGTGTTGGACGAGATTACGAGGGCGCATCCTGAAGCGTGGAACATTTTGATGACGGTTCTTGACCCTGGTCAACGCTACCTTCGTTTGGATGAAGCCGCTGATGCTCCCACTATCAATGTGGCCGATGGTGTTTCGTTCATCGCTTCCGCTAACATTGGTAATGAATATACCGCCACCCGAATGCTTGACCGTGCTATCTTAGACCGATTTACGATTATTGAAATGGATTCGTTGACTAAGGATGAAGAATCAACTTTGCTTGAGATGATGTATCCTTCAGTATCTTCGGAACTGTTGGGCAATGTGGCTGAAATTACGGCGATGACTCGTGATGAGGTTCGTAGTGAATCACCCAAACTGACTAACTCGCTATCTACTCGTACTGCTGTGGAAATTGGTTCGCTACTCTACGATGGATTTAGTTTGACTGAGGCCGCTGAAATTGCTATCTATCCCTTCTTTGATAGTAGTGGTGGTGCTCAATCGGAGCGTGTGTTTATGAAGCAGTTCGTTCAAAAGTTTGTAAAAACTGGCGAAGAAAACCTCTTCAATACCGAAGATACTGCTGCTGTTAATAATCCGTTTTAATTTATATGGGGTATAATAAGTTCAAATGGTGGAGAAATGGGGCTCGTAAAGAGCCCCTTTCTTTTAATGCACATCTTTATGATAAGATTGTAAATGGTGATTTTGATTTATCCGATTTTTTCAAACAGGCTTTTGAGGCTAGGAAAAAAGCAAATCGTGCATATGAACTTGCCTATAAAAAGTATGGTGGTAGTTCAGACTTTGATAGGTGTGAATCTGCGCGGGATGCGAGTAGGATGGATAGGGTTCGTGCTTTGAAGCTTGAATTTGAAGGTGAGTTAGATGAGATTCGTATATTGAATTCGCTTCGGAGTGAACTACAAAAAAAGTTTGGTATTGATGTGTGGGATGAAATGATGAATGAATCTCCAATGGATTTAGATGAATTATATAATTATTACTATCAAAAATCAATTAATAAATAATGAAGATGAAACCCAAGATGAAAACCTTAAACGCATTAAAAGAGTATAAAAAAAATCATTATACTAGATATAAACAATCCGATTTTGTGGGACCTATCAGAGCATTGGGTAGGATTAAAGCGCTTAACAGGCATGGCGGTATTGTTATTAAAGAAGCACCTGCTTTCAGAGGAGTCTGTCAAGCAATTGGAACAGGGGATACATTCATTATTACAATGTGGGATAATGGTAATGGTAATTATAGATTTGAAATTTGTGAGAAAGATAGTTATTCTCAAAAAAATGTATCACCAATATTTTGATATTTAAAATTTCTTTTGTATATTTGATATGATGTATGACCCGAACAAACCATTGAGTAACGAAGAATTGGAATCTTTATCCAGAGATGAATTCTTTGAATATTTAGATAGTAAAGCAGAATACCTAAAAAGGTTTTCAACCCCGCTATCAGGTTATAAACTGAAGAGGTTTGCGTATGGAACTGCGGCTGTTAGTGGTAAGGTAATATCCCATTCTCATCACGAACAATTAGGTAAATGGGGTAAAGAAAATTTTCATAAAACTTGTGAAATCGTTAAAAACAAATTAAAGTAAAAAAATTATGATGTACTATTTAGTAAAAGTAAAAGTTGAGACCGATAATGGTAATGGTAAAATCAAAAAGAATACGGAACAGTATTTGATAAAAGCAGTATCGGTTACAGATGCAGAAGCACATATCACCGCGTTTCTACAAAATTCTCCATTGGAGTTTGAAGTTAGTTCCGTTACACAAACAAAAATTCTAAATGTGATTGGAAATTAAGTATGGTTTATAGCATAGGAGACAGAGTAGTAGTTAGTGTATATACTAATTTTATGGTGGGTAAGGTTGTTTCAAAAACAAAAATCAGAAACAGCAATGCTTACGATGTAAAATTAGAAGATGGTAGATTGATAGAAAATTGTTCACTTAATAAAGAAATAGCTAATGGCTTTTTAATCAATAAACGATTAACCCAATTATTCAATGAAAAAGAAAACGAAGCAGCCGAAGGTAGTATCGGTGAATCCGCAGTTTGATAGGATTAAACGGCGTGTACTTAAAAAGTTTCCTAATGCTAAAACCACTATGACTCCAGAGGGCAGATACAAAGTATCTAACGGATATGGTGGGTACATTGGCGATGAAGTTTATTTACCCTCTCAGCCAACTATTATGGATGCTTGGTATTGGGCTAATGAATGTTTGAAAACGATTCAGAATATTAATCGTACCCATCCCGATAAAAGTATAATGGATTTTGATGAAAGAAAATTCAATAGGATATCATCCCGTAATTTTAGGAAAAATAAAAAAGTAAAATTAGATAATAATTAATTCTTTTTCCATATTTATTATTGTATAACAATTAAACAAAAAAGTTATGAATGGTAAATATAAAAACGCACCGATTAAGAGTTATGTAAATAATTCGTTTGGAATAACTCAAAAGCAGGAAGCTAAGTTTCAGAAATACGCTGGAAAAAACTATACGGGTATTGATTTACAAATTAATCCCGAACTAAAGCCATCCGATTATCCCGTAAAACCATTTACCGAAATTGGTAGTTTAAAGATAGGAAATAATGAAATGGTAATTACAAAAGCGGAAGCAGAACGAATTATTGATACTCTTAATGATGCTTTACTAACAGTAGAAAAAAAGTATAGGTTAAATATATTTAACTAATAAAACACAATGGGTTCAAACAATCAAAGCACTACTGAATTTGAAAAATTAAAAGATGCTTTGTTTGGTGGATATGGATTCAAGCCAGACCCACACACATCACATTCATTTGCTATTAGCTCAAACGCACCGACTACTGGGCCAATAACGCATATACATAACGCAATAGATAAAGAATCAATTCTTTTAAACAAAGAAACTTTTGATAATTATATTTCCAATTGTGCTGATATAATAAAAAAGAAAAAAGAACCATATTATACTTTAGTAAAAAATAATCTTAAAACAGTTTTCTTTTCTACCGATGTAGAGGTAGATGATGTTTATAAAACTAAAATGCGGGAAAGACTGCAACTTATTTTGAATAAAACATATTATAATAAAAACGAAATATTGGAAGAGGTTGTGTGGATAATTGATGAGTATATTGCTGAAAGTGGTTACGCATTATCCAAAGAAATTTTAGTTTGGTTAAACGAACAATATAAAAAAGATTAACTATTTATTACTATGGATATGGAAGTTTTCTGGAATGAGCAGGAGTATGATTTCTATAAATCTCTCTCACCAAGAGATAAGTTGATATATTTTTCCGATATGTATTCAGGCTTTTTTGAAAAGCTGGGCGATGAAGAAGATATTATAGAATTTTCTGATGAGGATAGTTTAGATGCGGACAGATTGGAAAGTTTATTTTCCGATTATGATACTGAAGATAAAAATAAAAAGTTCATAAAAATTCAATGTCTACAAAACGAAGATATTACACCCATACTACTTAAATTGATTTGTGATGGATTTATACTTAAAAAATCTGATATAGTTCGTTCCCCAAATGGGGATACGCATAGATTTATTGTAATAGGACAAGTACCACCCACATCATTAAATTAATTTATGATAATTGATGAGTTTGATTTTGATAATGGAATATTTGGTCAGATTCGATATAAAAAAGATACAAAAATTTTTTTCAATAAATTGTTTATGGAAGATGAGTTCAGATGCTATTTAGTTAATTCATCAAATGGGAGAGAAGTTTATTTAACATCCACACCAACTCAATCCGAAGCAAAGGCTTATTTGTTCCAATTACATAATTCAAGACACAAATAACTTTGGTATGATTTTTGATATATATTAAAAGAGTATAACCTAAGGGCGCAACCGACTACCGTAAGGGGTCAAAATTAAAATTATGTTTAACAATTAAAATAGATTTAAGGACTATTATGACACATATTAGAGAATTACCTGCGTCACCATTTGATATTTTGGTGAAAAACTTTTTCACAACCGATTCATTTTTCGCACCGGCGATGGATGTAAAAATCGGTCATCCCGTAGATATCTACGAAACTAAAGAAGGGTTATGTTTTGAAATCGCTGGCACCGGTTTAACCAAAGAAGATATTGATATCAATATTGAAGGCGATTTGTTGAGGGTTTCTTATACCAAAAAAGATGAAACCAAAGAAGGTGTAAACTATATTCACAAAGGAATCGCAAAGCGCTCTTTTAATTTGGGATATAAGATTGCCCGTAAATATGATTTGAATTCAGCAGAAGCATCTATGAAAGATGGTTTACTCAAAATCAGTATTCCATTTGCTGAAGAATCAAAACCAAAATCACTAAAAATTAAGTAATCAAATAAAACCCGCGCCCTTGGGTTATAATCTTTTAAAAAGTTATGTATGATTCAGTACGCTGATATTATTGTAGATTTACAAGCCGGTGATACTGGTAAAGGTAAGGTTGCGCATTTCCTATCCAAAGATAAAGAATACACTCATGTGGTTCGTTATAATGGAGGGGGAAATGCCGGCCATACCGTTTATCACAATGGAGAAAAATTTGTAACCCACTATATTCCCGTTGGTGTATTCTATGGTATTAAATCTATCATCGGGCCGGGATGTGTAATAAACATTTCAGACCTTTACAGTGAATGGAAAGAATTAGAGGATAAGGGTATTAATGTATCTGATTATCTTTTCATAGATAAGAGGGTTCATATGATAAGGTCCGAACATTTGATGGAAGATTCCAAAGATACAAAAATAGGAACTACCAAAACAGGCAATGGGCCTGCGTATCGGGATAAGTATGCCCGAACAGGTATTAGAGCTGGTGATGATGAATTAAAATTAAAAAACATTATTGATATCTACGAAGAGTTTTATGGTAGTACATCTGTAAAAATCTTATTTGAAGGTGCTCAAGGATTTGAGTTAGACATTGATTGGGGTGATTACCCGTATGTAACCTCATCGCATTGTACAGTTGGTTCTGCTATTATGAATGGTGTTCCACCACAAAAGATACGAAAGGTGTATGGGGTAGCAAAAGGATATCGTACTTATGTAGGAGCAAAACAATTTGAGGGGGATAATGAAATCTTTGGTAAGATTAGATTGTTGGGTAATGAATATGGTGCTACCACTGGTAGGAGTAGACAAGTTAATTGGTTGGATATGGATTTACTTATCAAAGCAATAAATTTAAATGGTGTAACCGATATGGTGTTCAATAAAATTGATGTATTGGAAGAGGCAGGTACACTTTGTTTTATTTACTATGGTAAACCAATGTATTTTGAAAATTCAGATTCATTTAAATCGGAGATAGAATCTATTATCAGAACAAAATGCGAATCAGTCAAAAATATTATTTTCAGTTATTCACCACATTCAATTTAAAAAATTTAACGAAAATTTAATATGGGGGGTTTGGAAAAATCCCCCTTTTTTATTATATTTGTAGTATCTAAACCAAAAACTATGTCAAACTTAGGATACGCTTGCATCAATATGACTTTGGGCAAGAAAAAGATTACCACCAATAGGGGTATGATTAGAAAAACCTTTTTAAAGGAAGGTATTAGCAGGGCTTCGGAGCTTGGGTTGCAGAACACCCGTGACCTGATAGAGATTATCAAATGGAATGAAAAGATGGGTATAAAACTCTTTAGAATCACCTCTAATCTATTCCCCTGGTCATCTGAGTACCCACTATCAGATATGCCTCATTTTGCTCATATATCCAATCTCCTGAAGGGTGCTGGGATATTGGTATCCAACTATGGACAGAGGATTACATCTCATCCTGGCCCCTTTAATGTACTCGTTTCACCCAATGAAAAGGTGGTAAACAATACCATAACTGATTTATCGTTGCATGGGGAGGTCTTTGACCTGATGGGGTTGAGTAGAACCCCCTACAATGTCATTAATATCCATTGTAATGGTGTCTATGGGGATAAAGAATCAGCGATGGATAGATTCTGTCGGAACTTTGAAAGGTTGCCTGAATCGGTTCAAACCAGACTGACGGTAGAAAACGATGATAAGGCAAGTATGTATTCGGTAAAAGACCTGATGTATATCCACCAAAGAACTGGTATCCCAATTGTGTTTGATTACCACCACCACAAATTTTGTACAGGTGGTTTATCAGAACAGGAAGCTTTGGAGTTAGCAATGACAACTTGGCCTGATGGAATCAAACCCGTAGTCCACTATTCAGAATCAGCTCCAGGTAAAATCCCTCAAGCACATTCAGATTTTATTTCAAACAAAATTGAAACTTATGGTTACGATTTGGATATTGAAGTAGAAGCTAAAATGAAAGAATTAGCAGTTCTTAATTACTTAAATCAGTATGGGCATAATTAACCTGTTAAAGGTTATTATCTATTTTTTGGATATTTATTTTATATTTCAAGTTTCTCTTGTTGTTTACAATCAAGCTTGATATCAAAAGATTTGATAATAAATACAACTGAGGAAGTTAATAAAGTTAAAAAAATGGAATAACATATGAAAAATTTTTTTACGAGAAAAAATGGTTTCATAATCTTAATGATATTATCCACATTTACACTTGCTGGTTCAGCTGCATACTATTCCGTATTTGGTCTTAGTTCACTTTTCGCTGGAGCAAGAACTGAAGTTATTATAATGGCGGGGGCATTAGAATTTGCAAAAATAATTCTTGCGTCATACCTTCATAACTATTGGAAAGTAATTGGATGGTTAAAATGGTATCTGGTTTCAGCAGTTGTAATTCTAATGATGATTACATCTTTGGGTATATATGGTTTTTTGACTTCGGCATACCAAACAACGAGTGATAAGTTTACTATCCTTAATAAAGAGGTTAGTGTTGTGGATGTAAAACGAAATAGATTCAAAGAGCAATTGGTGGATTTAAACGCTGAAAAAAAATTATTGGAAACATCCATATCATCATTAAGAGGTGGGTTAGCAACCAATAACTCTCAGACTGAAAGGGGCGCTGCCTCCCAACGAAAGGTTTTAAGTAGTGAATTAAAAATGGCGGTTCAGCAAAGAGATATTTTAAGTTTAAAAATAGAATCATTGAATGATTCGTTGACTTCTTTGGATTTACAAATATTAGATAAGGAGTCAAACAATGATGTAGCTGCTGAAATAGGTCCATTAAGATACTTGGATAAATTAACTGGGTGGGGTATGGATAGAATTGTAAATTGGTTTACATTATTAATTGTATTGGTATTTGACCCATTAGCAATTTCTATGGTTATAGCCCTAAATAAACTTATAAAAGAAGTTAAGATAGAGGAAATTAAACCTATTGAAGAAATACCAATCAAAGAAGAAATAGTTATCAATTCTAAAGAAGAAATTAAAGAACCGGTTGTAGAAACTAAAGAAGAAAGACCTGATGTAGTATTTGAACCAACTACTGAAGAAGCATTAAATCTATATAGTGAAGAATCAAAAACACCAACACCAACACCAACACACACTTATGCAAAAACCGGCGCTGATAGATATAGATAAAAATAATTAAAAATATATTTGGTAATATACACTTTTTGTTGTATATTGTGTAAAATTTAAACGATAATTTATGATAGATGAACTTTATAATACCAATCCTTCAAATGTAAAATTTGATTACAAAAATGAAAGTGGTGATGATACTGACCCGCACAAACATTTTTTTAGGGAGTTTGATTACGGTATTGATTTAACCGATAATGTAATTGTAATCTGCGATGAAATTCAGATGGGATTACTGCCTGAATTTATTGCTAAAGTACGGCTACTAAAAAAAGTAAATACCGAAACAACCACAATCAACATCCTATTAAATTCGGGCGGAGGTGATGTTGTAGAAACTCTTGGTATTATTGATTATATCAGAGGAAACAAAGATATGAAATTTAATATCATTTGTAGGGGTATCGCAATGTCAGCAGCAGCTCTTCTACTCGCATCAGGTACTGGGGTTAGAGCGGCATCAAAGCATTCAAAGATTATGGTTCACCAACTATCAACCTTTGCAGCAGGTAAATTAAGCGATGTAAAATCAAACGCCAAATTTGCGGATAGGTTGGAAGATGAGTGTAATAGTATGATGGCTGAATTCACAAATAAACCAAAAGAGTGGTGGCAGTCAAATCAACAAAGTGATTTATTTTTATCCGCTGCAGAAGCACTTGAATTGGGTATTATTGATAAAATTATTTAATTATGTATTTTGATTTTTTCTCTCCAGAAGAACTACTGGAAAATTATAAAAAGTTCAGAAAATTTATTAATCAAGAATTTAGTGGTGAACGATTAGATGCCCTAAACAAAATGTATGACCATTTTGAAGAAAGGATTATCTATACACCCGCCTCATCCTTTGAGCATTTTCATAATGCTTTTCCCGGCGGATATATTGACCATATAATGAGGGTAACTCGCAATGCTCTAAAGGTATTTGAACTTTGGAAAGAGTTGGATATGGTTACTGATGATATTACAAGAGAATCGGTTGTCTTTGCAGCACTACATCACGATTTAGGTAAGGTGGGTTCGGTTGAAGATGATTGGTATAAAAAGAATGATTCGGAATGGCATGTAAAGAATCAGGGTAAGATTTATAAATCAAACCCAAATTTACATTGGATGGAAATTCAAGACCGTACATTCTTTCTACTAAATCATTTTGGCGTAAAATGTACTGAAGAAGAATATCTTGCTATCCGACTGACAGATGGGTTGTATGATTCATCCACCGAAAGTTACTATAAAACTTTTCAGGCTGAAAACCAATTAAAAACATTTTTACCCCATATTCTACACCAGGCAGATTTTATGGCATCAAAGTATGAATACACTCGTTGGGTAATTGAAGGTAAAAAGTTAAAAGGTACAAGAGGAACTATTGGTACAAATGGAAAACCATCGGGGTTATCTAAATTTGAAAAAATTGTGTCTGAAAAATCAGAGGATGATAAACCAAAAGTTGATATGGTGTTTGATGCGTTTAAAGATATAATGGAGGATTAATATGGTAACGCTTTTAGTAATATTGTTTTTAACTGATATAGTGTTAGGTTTCTTTGTATGGAATCTATTACGGAAGTTAGAAGCAGTTGAGGAAAATTTGGATGAGTTAGAAAAAGAATACACTCAGGCAGATACACTTTTGGATTCAATGCAAGGGAGAATTCAAAACGCAATGGATAGAATGAAATCCATAGATAGAATTGGTTCGTTTGAAGCCGATGATGAGACGGGTTATGTATTTAGAGAAATGTATAGTATTATAGAAGAATTAGACGGATATTATGGGCAGAAAAGCGAAATCACCGAAGAGCACTAGGTATTTTACAGCTATAACTGAAATGGCTATAAATGTATATAATAATTTGGATGATATTGATAAAAAAAATCGTATCTACAATAGATTTATACAATATCCGTTTGATAAGTTAGCAGAAAATGTAATACATACATATAAAACCTATTACTTTGATGATTCGTATGAAGATGTAAAAGCATCGGTGGTTGCGTTTCTAAATGAAAAGATGCATAAGTTTAAGGGTGATAAAGGAAAAGCATTTTCTTATTTCACTGTAATTGCAAGAAATTTTTTATTTAATGAGAATAATGCCAATTACGCAAAAATGAAAATCCAAGAAGATTTGGATGCTGTTGATATTGGTAGGAATGTTCCCAACGAAGTTGCGGAGTATGAAGCAGTAGAAGAAAAATCAGATTTTATGGATTTCTTTGTGGATTATATAGATTCAAATTTAAATAAACTTTTTGTAAAGGAAAGGGATAGAAGAATAGCTGATTCGGTTAATGAATTATTCCGTAATCGGAAGGATTTATACTCTTACAATAAAAAGGCTCTTTATATACTTATTAGAGATAGGACAGGAGTAAATACGCAATATATTACAAGAGTTATAGGAAAAATGAAAGTAATATTTGTAGAATTAAATACTGAATATACTAAAAAGGGTATTTTAAAATTAAATCATAACATAGAGAGGTATTATGACGAAGGATGATGATATATTTAAAGGGACGACATTTTCATCTTTATTAAAAGATGTTTATGATAATTCCCGTAAAAAAGACCGACAAATAAAATTACTAATTGCTCAGTTAGAACCATTGGTTAAAAATTTGAATGATGCATCTGTAGTAGTTCCGTTGATTAAGGAATACTTAGAGGTATCAGTAAAGAATGATGACCAATTGGTAAGGTTGGCTGCTATCGCACAAAAACTTTTAGATAAGGGTGGTTCTGATGATGGGTTGTTATTATCAGAAGAAGAAAAGAAGCAGTTGTTAGAAGCTAGTAGGGATGTAGATGAAAAATTGGAATCCCTAAAACAGGATGAGGATGAATAATGCTTGGTGAGGTAACTGAAGTATTTTTAAAAGATGGTAATCCCAACGATATTTACAAAATTGGGGTTTCGGTTAAACGCTCTACTGGTGGTGCATCAAATGATTTTGCGTATCCCTTAAATCCGTATATTAAATCAATCCCCACTATTGGGGAGCAAGTTTATTTAATTAGTGCGTTAAGTTCTATATCCGCTCCTCTTGGTGGCGGATTTTCTTTTTATTATATTTCACCTACTTTTTTACAAAGGTCGCTAAATAACAACCCCCTTCCAAAAGGAATTACAAATACCGCACAATCATTTGAGGTAAGTTCTTATTTGAACCCAGTACCGAATGCTTCATCTACAAATGATAAAAACAATAATTTTGGTAAAGGGTTTTCTGAAGTAAACACATTATCACAATTACAACCTTATATTGGCGATACAATACTTGAAGGTAGGTTCGGACAATCTATTAGATTTGGTTATACACCGAAACAAACTGATGCTCAAAAATTACCAACTTGGAACGCGTCTGATTCTGGCGCGCCAATAACAATTATAAGAAATACTCAAAACGATACTAATAAAAAGGGATACGATAAATTTGTAGTTGAAAATGTGAATGAAGATGATTCATCTATTTGGATGACTACAAAACAAAGGGTATCTTTAAAAACCGCAAATAGAGTATCTATACCTAATATATCGCAATTTAATAAACCACAAGTTATTATTAATTCAGATAGGTTAATATTTAATAGTAAATCTGATAATATTATCCTATCATCAAAAAAGGATGTAGCGATATCTACATCACAATATACAACTACAATTAATTTAATTATTTCTGCTATAGAAACTTTAGCACAGGGAACATTCCCAGTTGCAGGAGCGGCAACCGGCCCACATCCACAACTAGCTACAATACTATCAAAGCTTAAAAATGGTATTGGTTAATTATTACAAAACATTATATTTATTACTATGGATACAAAAAAACTAATTCAGGCTATTAAAATGTTGGTTGAAAGCGAGGTTAAAAGAAAATTCGCTGAAGAAAAGAAGGTTTTAAGAGAATCTATTATTAAAGAACTAAAACAACAACCAATAAAGCAATCTACAAAGTTGATGGAAAAAGACCCATTGGATGTAGACCATTTATTTGAAACAAAGAAACCACAAACTCAAAAAAAACTATTTAACAATAGTTCGCCAATATCTTCTATACTTAATGAAACTTATCAAAGTGGTGAGTGGAGAGATATAAATAGTGGAAGGTCTTTTACATCTGATATGGCACAATCATTTGGTTCTATGAAGGGAATAGGGATGATGGAAGAATCCGTTGTTCAAGATTCAGAGGGTAGAGTAATACCAATGGAAACTTTAGCAAAAACTGATGCAGGTGCAGCAGTTGTAGATGCACTTACAAAAGATTATTCTGCGTTAATGCAGGTGATGAATAATAAAAAGAAAAGGTAATGAATGGCTCAGAGATTACAATATAGGATTAATCCAATTGATTTAAAACCAAATAAAGCGGTTGGTGTGATGCTACCATTGGGTGGTAGTCCTATGTTTAAATCAAGTTACACAACCGAACAACAGGCTATATCTAATCTTAAAAACCTATTATTAACAACAAAAGGTGAAAGGCCTTTTCAACCACTTTTTGGTTCGGATATTTATTCATTACTATTTGAAAATATTCAATCGGACTTAGATTCTTTATTGGAAGAATCCCTCACAAACGATATTAGTTTTTGGCTACCTTATATTTTATTAAATGGGGTAGAAGTTAATTCGGAGCCGGATTTTAATAAAGTTAGTATAAAAATAAATTTTAGAGTTACATCTCAAGGTGCTAACCAAACAATAATTTTAGAAGTTGATAATCAGGGTGGATTATCAATAGTTTAGGAGTAGTAAATGTTAAATGACGAAAAAAAAGAAGTTAGTTTAATTGGCAGAGATTTTTCTGGATTCAGAAAAAATCTTGTAGATTTTGCTAAACAATATTACCCAAATACCTATAATGATTTTAACGAATCATCTCCTGGAATGATGTTTATAGAAATGGCATCGTATGTTGGGGATGTTCTATCTTATTATACGGATACTCAGTTAAGAGAATCAATTATTACTCAAGTAAAAGAAAATTCAAACTTATTTCAGTTAGCACAATCGCTTGGATATAAACCAAAACTATACTCACCCGCTACAACTAATTTAATAGTATATCAATTAGTTCCTGCTATTGGCTCCGGCAATAATGTTAGACCCGACTTGGATTACACTCTAAAAATTAAAGAGGGTATGCAGGTATCATCAACACAAAACCCAAATGTGGTATTTTCTACAACTAGAAAAGTTGATTTTGCATATTCATCATCTTTTGACCCCACCGAAATATCAGTATATCAAATAAACGAAAATACCGATGAACCTGTTTATTATCTTTTCAAAAAGAGCGTTCCTGTGGTTAGTGGTGAAGATAAAACATCTGAATTTATATTTGGTTCACCAACACCATACAATAAGATTAAGATTGAGGATGTTGGTATTATTGATGTTGTAAAAATAGTTGATTCCGATGGAGATGTTTGGACAAAGGTAGATTATTTAGCACAAGATACTGTTTTTGAACAAATCCAAAATACATC